TTGGTGGCTTTCTTGTAGTAGAATACACAGCCCCTTGTGGAAGTTCTTTAAGAACGTCTATGGCTAGTTTTAATAGCTTATGGTTTAACATTTATACTAATACCCGCATTATTTTATATATATATAGCTTAAAGTTTATTATCGCCTTTCATATCTTCCCACAGTAGTTATTCTTGATAGGTCTTTAGGAGTACTTCTACCCTCAAGATCGTACGTAACGCCAGTGTCAAACTTTGGATGACAAAGTTCTGCTTCGTAATCCCCATCAATAAAACAATCCTGTAGGAATTTGTTAATTGTGTACGTGACTGCTCTATATATGTGTTTACGTGCCTCCTCTTTTTCAGCACCACTTCGGTCGGATGAATCTATAGCTGACCCATAAAGGTTTCCAAGAATATATTGATAATACTCTTTTTTTACACGAAACTCTTGATTTTTTACACCTTCAATCATTGCTGCTCGTATTATATAATTCCATTCTTTATATCGATCTTGTGACAGTGCTTCTGCTCTTAAATCCTTCGCTTCTTGAGTATCCCTTGCTAGTGTATCTCCAAGAAGACCATTGTACATATATCTTTCATCATTAGTCATTGAATGGTAGCCAACTTTACCAACCCTAGAAATAGCTATTTTAGCTTCCCCAATAGAGGAAAAGTTGTATCCATAAAGATAAGTCATTTTATTGCTGTCCTTGATATGATATTTACCTTGATATCGAGGCTCAACACTTTCATTAGTAACTCTAGTTATAAACATATCAACTTTTTTACCACCTTTTGTGGTTGTATAAAGAGGTGAGACAATATCCTCATTTCCCAAATCCTCTGTATTATTTTTATCAATACCATAATCTTCAAAAGTAGATTCAGACTCTTTAATACCATAATCTTCGTCTGTCATTCTACTCCCAAATTCGCCTTTTTGTTTTTGAGCAGCGTATTGTTCTGGGAACCAATGCCCTCTACCTCGACCACTTGGGTTTGGTTTTATTGCATCAGCTGGAGTATTAGCATCTGCATATTCAGCCCCCTCTGGTAGTTCTTTTAAAACCTCAACTGCTAGTTTTAATATGTTATCTTTTGTTGCCATATTGTTATACCCCTTTTTATAATCTCCCCATTCGAAAACAACTTTCTTTTTGTCCCTCATTAAACCAGTAGCATAGTCTATGGCTTCTTGTAAACCAGCATCAGAGTAATCAAAGTCCTCACCATTTACAGAACCCTTGTTGATCCATTTTTGCAAAGATGCAAAATAATCTGGCTTACCATCTTTCTTAGTTAATAATTGCATAGGTTTATGTACAATAGGTTTAGCCTCTACCTCTGGTGTTGCATTTTGACATTCGCATTCTTGCATTTTTGTTAAGCAACTTCCATCAGAACAGGACTTAGTTGGTACGTTATCGCCTTTTAAAATTTCGAATCCAGCTTCTTGGTTAACTCCCTTTTCACAGATAGTAACCTCAGCAAGTTCTAATTCATCTACTTGCATAACTTTCAACAAACCTTTTTCAATTGTCTGGGTTTTTAATGCTGACCCAGCAATACTATATGATTTCATTTGACCAGAAGAAATTTGATCTCTTACCTTCTTAGATATTTTAGTATCATTCCTTAGTTCTGCTATAAAGAATAACCCAGTGTCATCTACACCAGATTTAAATATACTCCCCTCAGAGGAAATATATGCTGGTAATGCCCAACCTACTTGGACATCACTATGAAGAACCATAACATTTCTATTTCTAATATTGTTCATATACTTTTCAAATGCTGGTTCTAATGCTTTCGTAGTGATAAGATGCCCTTCACGATCTATCAGTTCAATAGATGCTGGGCCGCCTATCACTAACGAATCATCATCTCCGATACCCATTTTTTGTAGGGCTTTAGAGTATTCATCATTTTCTGGGTATGCTCTTGATAATGTTAGTAATTCAGCTGGGGTTGCGAAACCAGCTTTATATAATCTTTCATATTCATCTAAGGCTTTGGATATATCTTCTAATGCTACTTTACCATCTGTAGCCTTTTCTAAGAATATGATAGGACTATCTTGTTGTATTTCATTAATATATCTTGTTTCAGTAGTCATTAGAATGAACTTGCCCCCCATATAACTCCACTAACAGTAGGAGTGTTTTGTGCAGCTATTAAAGTTATTTTCTTTGTATAGTGTATTGGGAAGTTGGTTTGGAATGTATCTCCCCCTATTAAGGGTATACCAGTACTTGATGTGGCATCGGTATCAAACCCTACATAAACAATGTCAGCAGCTGTACTACTTTCATTCTTAATAGTTATCCCACGAATAATACTCATAGCGTGTCTTTGATAGGATTCAGATGCATTAGCTGTACCTGTCCAGAAATGGTTGATTCCAAATGATCCATCAGTGTAGTCAGATACTGCTGTGGTATCATGTCGTAATTCAAATTGGAATTTGTCTAGGTACCAGTTAATGTTGTGTTGAGTATTTGATACTACATACAATCGATAAGTTGTTGCATCAGTAAGTGGTGGGATAGTGTATTGTGCTGTTATTCTTCTCCAACTAGTTGCTAAGTTATCACTACCTGAGGTAGCATGAATAGTTGTTCCAGCATTATCCCTAATATCAATTTTGACATTACCAGAAGCTGATGCCCCTCTATGTTCCACAGCTACTGTTAAGAATTGTGGATGGACACTATAAGGTATTGTTGGACTCTCCCAGTACATTCCTTCACCAGCTGCTGAGTTTGCTGGGTTAACAAGTAAAGATGCTGCACCAACAGATTGTTGTCCAGTATCTCTTGATATCGCAGAACCACTTGCAGTGAACATTGATATTGTAGAACTCTCTACTCTTGGGTTTGTAACAAGGTTTGTGGCTGTTTCCCCTCTTGCAACAGAAAACAACGTAGATAAACTTGTTGATGTTGCTTCTCTGAAAGGTTGATATTTAGTGTGGGGATGTGTACTAGCCCTTGTTGAACCATCGTATTCATATCCTTTCACATCTGTATGGTCTAATAATGCCATATAATTTCTCCTCTATTTGTTCATTAGGTTTATCATCGCAGCAATTGAACCAAGTATTGCTGTTGTGTGAAGTGCTATAACTCCTAAAGCTATCATTAATACCCTAGCGCCATAAATCTTGGTTCTCCAATCATTTATATCGCTTATTTGTTCGTTAGCATTATCCAAACTTTCTTTTAATGAAGTGTTGATATCTGTTTGTTTATTTATATATGAATCTAATCGTTCCATATAAACTGCAAGATTTACTTCTGTTTGGATAGCATCACGAGCCATTTCACTTCCTACGTTCCGATCTTTATAATAAAGAGTAGCCACCCCTTAGTAGAGGTGGCTACTTAATTATCCTAATTACGCTGGATAACCATAAAGGGTAATCCTAAATATTCCAGCTGTATAATCAGCATCAGTAGTTCCACCACCACCGACTAAATACAAGTATTCGTCAGCAGCTGGGAATGCTGTTAATCCAGCACTGTTATACTGATTAGCTGAAAGTCCAGCTATCCAATCTTGACCAGCAGTTACTAGAGCATTTTCTGTAAGGGAACTAACTGCCCCATCTTCAATTCCAGTACCTTCGTCAGCCGAATATAAATCAATATCAGGCTCACCACCAGCTGGGGTTTCTAGACAAGTCATCTCTCCAGCAAATATTGTACCATTAAGGGCTGCTGTTATTTGTCCTATATGACAAACATTGGAAGTACCATTTACACCAATTATATCTCCAGCTGCTGTATTCCTTAGACCTGTTAGATCAATAAGAATAGTTGTGGTTATTAAATCCCCAGCAACTTCTACATTGGCTTTGTAAACAGTTCCAGTACCACCTGTGATACCAGTACCAGCACTCATGTTTTGCATTCTAAAAGCAGTTTCATCTGTGCTACCGAAAAGCAAAGTTTCAGCATCAGCCAGATAATTCCAGTCATATCCTAATGCAGACCGAGCCAGTATTCTAGTATCCCCAGTTGCTTCAGATTGTTTAAAATTATGTTTTACCATTTTTTCATTCCTTCATATTCAAGCTATTCACATCAACTTGAATGTTGCGACTAGTACGCCAGATTGCTTGTTTCACAGACTTTTTTAGGGCTTGTGTTGCTGATGTCTCTGGTAGTGAACCTTCTAATAGATTCATTACCTCACCAACTAATCTTTTTGTTTGAATGTCCAACGAGGTTGTAACATTCTCTACATACACAGTTCGCATATCCACCATTACATTACTTTACATATTAATAAATAGTTAAAGGTGGGATACCGAAATACCCCACCATAAACTTTAAAACTTTATTATGAATTCAAGTCAGCAATTTTTGCTTGGTGAATAAAGTTTGTGCAACGAAGTTCAGCCATAGTATAGATCAATCCTCGAACAACTAAAGCATTAGCTGCGAAGAAGTCTCGGTTTTCAACATACTGTGTTGGACTTGCTATTGCTACCTCTAAACTGTCTGTGCTTAATACATAGACATTAGAGCCTAATACAGCGTCTGCAGTTGAAACTGACTTAGCTGTATCAGCATCTGGAAGGATTGGTATACCCATGTAGGTAGCCAAAGTCATTCCAGTTCGTGTACCCGGATAGGTCTTTTCATCACCGATACCAACTTGGAATTCTTCTTGACCCATATATCTTTGTTGGGAGTTAAGAAGTCTTTCCAGTTTAAAGTACTGGTCATGCCCCATTAGGATTA